CTGGATGCAGGTCACCGGAAAACCGTCGAACCAGGTCAAGACTGCATTCGTCCTCTTAAAAAGGGAATCCAAGCCCGGAAAATCGATGGGAATTGTTGAAGTCTCGTCAGGTCCCAAGGCGATGCAAAAAGCCAACAAATTGGTCACCGGAATGCTCAAAGGAATGAAATCTGGCATGGTTCTCAAAAATCGCCTCGCCTGTAAATTTTGTGAATTTCGCGAGACCGTTCACTGTCCTTGACAGATAATTAGTTAGACAATTGAAATGATTTTACTGTTGCCTTCAGGGCAATAGTATTTACTCAATGGTGCAGCCTAAAAAGAAAAAAATACTGATGATGTCCGATCACGCTCTCAGCACGTCAGGTGTGGGATGCCAAAGTCGATATTTGATCGAGGGTCTCTTACGCAAGGGGTGCTGGTCTGTGAGGCAATTTGGTGCTGCGATGAAGCATGACAATGACGATGTCATTTCTGTCAACGACGATTTCATCATCAAACCGATTACTGGATTTGGTAATCATGACATGTTGATACAGGCTATTGCATCTGAAAAGCCTGACGTGCTGCTGTTATTCACAGATCCCAGATTTTTTATCTATGTCTGGGAAATGCACGACGAGATCTCCAAGGTTTGTCCAATAGCTTACTGGCACGTCTGGGATAATCGTCCTGCCCCGAAGTACAATAGAGTGCTCTATGAGGCGACTGATCTTGTCAACTGTCACAGTTATCTGACGTATGAGATGGTAAATGAGTTGATACCAAAAAAGGCCAATTTTATTCCTCACGCATTGCCCCAGGAGGTTTTCTTTCCAATTCCGGAGCAGGCGTCTAAGGATCTGAGGCGACAGATAATAGGCCCAGAACGCCAAGATCACTTTGTGGTTTTTTGGGTCAATAGAAACGCACGAAGAAAGAGGCCGGCTGACGTTCTTAACTCGTGGTCAAAGTTTATGACAAAACTGAAGGCAGACGGAAAGAAGGACGCTACGCTTCTGATGCATACTGATCCGATTGACAACGAGGGTCCTAATCTCTTGGTGTGCACCGAGCATCTTGGGATTGTTGACAGCGTCGTTTTTTCGAATCAGAGGGTCGAGTTTGAGAGAATGAACGTGCTGCACAACATTTCTGACTGTAATTTAAACATCGCGTACGCGGAGGGATTCGGTCTGGCTACTCTGGAGGCGATGCAGGTCGGAAAACCGATCATCGCACTGAAAACCGGAGGTTTGACGCGGCAGGTCGTCGATCACAGGGACGGATCGGAGAATGGTATCGCACTGCCTGTGGAGATGCAGTCGCTTGTCGGGTCTCAGCTGGTTCCGTACATTTATGAGGACTACGTGAGTACCGACACAGTGGCTGATGCGTTGTACGAGATGTATCTCTGGGGGCCGGAAAAACGAAAAATGATGGGAACTAAGGCTAGAGAATACGTGCTCTCAGAGTTCAATATCGAGACAACGATAGACATGTGGCATGAATCTCTTTGGGACCTGTGCGAGAATTGGAAAATAGATGAAAAGTTTGTGGTAGAAGAGGTGGTATAATGAAGAGAGTTTTGGTGAGGGGACCACTTTTATCACAGTCAGGTTACGGAGAACACTCACGCCAAGTATTTCAATTTTGTGAAACCCAAAAGGATTGGAATTTGACGACACAAATTTTGAACTGGGGAATAACCCCGTGGTGTATCAACAGCGATATTGAGAACGGCCTCTACGGAAGAGTCATGTCAAAGAGTGGCCCTGTTAATCAGAAGTTTGACATAACATTTCAGATTCAGCTTCCAAATGAATGGGATGAGAACCTTGGAAATTATAATGTGGGTATCACAGCGGGTGTGGAGACTGACAGGTGTGATCGTGAGTGGGCGACAACCCACAGGGAGAAGATGAACTTGGTGATAGTTCCAAGCTCACACACGAGATCCGCTTTTATTGCGTCCGGTACTGGCAACGAGAAAACTCCCATTAAAATAGTGCCTGAAGCCTATTTTGCAGATATTCTCAATGAACCGACATCCGATCCGATTTCTGATGTTACAACATCTAGAAATTTTTTAATCGTCGGAACACTCACTAGTGATGATCCGACATCAGACAGAAAAAATCTGGTCGCGACCATTAAGTGGTTTCTTGAGACCTTCCAGAAAAATGATGATGTGGGCCTGATAGTAAAAACAACCAAGGGCAGAGAGACCACCATTGATAGAGAACTTGTCAGAAAACTTCTCAGATCAATCAAGCAGGGGGTACAAAATTCGTCTCCCCCTAAGGTCTACATGCTACACGGATCAATGACACGACAGGAAATGACAAACCTCTACAAAAGTCCCAAATTGTGTGGTCTTTTGTCGGCTACAAGGGGCGAGGGTTTTGGCCTTCCGATGTTGGAAGCTGCTGTTGCGGGTCTGCCCATTGTTGCAACCGACTGGTCTGCACACACCGAATTTTTATCAGGGGACAGTTTTTTAAGGGTCAAGTACAGTCTTTCTCAAATTCCTGATTCAAGAGTTGATAAAATTATATTTGTCCAGGGTGCTAAATGGGCTGAAGTTAGAGAAGGAAATTTCAAGCGAAAAATAAAAAAATGTCTCAGAGATAATTTATCCTTGCGCGAGGCTGCCAAGACATTGTCACAAAAAATTGCAAATACGCACAGTCTCAAAGTTATTTTTGAATGCTACAAGCGCGTTTTATCTGATTTTTTGGAGGTTTGATATAGTGCTCTGGATAATCATTGCCGTTCTTACATTTTTTTTGTCATACTCGTTGTACAAGAATTACAAATTTGGTATGACAATTTTAAGAATGGAAGATGCGATTGAAGACGCGCTTGATGTGATAAATAGCAAATATGAGAGGATGTCAGAGATACTTAAGCGGCCTCTCTTTTTTGATAGTTCCGAAGTTCGCCAGGTGATAATCGATATTAAGGCAGTTAGAAATTCTTTGCATGAGGTTGCTCTTTCTCTCACTGAAAACATCGAAGAGGACAAGGACAGTGAGTAAGTGAAAAAGAAAAAACGCATCAAGAGAAAGCCCGGTCGAAAAAGTATTCTTTATTTTGACAAGACCACAGAAGTGTCGATCATCACATTTTTGGGTCTTGAAAATTCCAGGGAACGTGAGGATGTCTACGGAAAAAAAATTCTGCCCGCGATGGAAAAATTGGCTGAAAGTCTCATCTATGTTTACGGGTTCAAGTCGCCCATAATGTCGACTCCAGAGCTAATTTCGGAGTGTTGCTATTTTCTTTATAATTCACTGCACAAGTGGAGTCCTGATCGAGGTTCAAAGGCATTCTCGTATTTTAATGTTGTTGCTAAGAATTTCCTGATCAACACGACGAACAGCCACAGAAAAAAGAGTTTCAAGCACGTCTATCTGGATGATATTAACGGTATCAAGGGTGACATTAAAAAACAGCTAAGCGAGTTCATCGAGCTTCCATCAACTGAGGCTGTGATGATACGCGAGGAGAGAAGACAGGAGCAGATCCAGCGTGTGAAGAAAATAAGATCAATGCTGCACGACGACAAGGATCTAATTACAATTAGCGCAGTTGAGAGGCTCTTCGATTCGGCGCAGGAGTTAGATTTTATCAACAAGCAGTCGATTTATATCTACCTGGTGGAAATATCCGGTCTCGAGAAGAAGGTGATCACGAAGTCGATGAGCAAAATTCGCAAGGCGTACGCGGAGATTCTGAGGGAAGAGAAGAAAAATGAAAGCTGAAGAGATCAAAAAGATCGAGAAGCTAATGGAGTCGGACAAAAAGGCTCAAAAGAAGATCAGAGACTTTGAGAAATTGCTGCTTGAGATGGACAGCATTGATCCTAAAAAGGCACACTTGTGGTCAGAGATCTACAATAATGCCACCAACGACAGAGTGTGTGCCTCAGCACTATTCACCCAGGCATTCATTCAGCTGGGTCAAACAGCTGCAGATCATGTCTCTCTAGGAACTACTCTAGTGAAATACCTCGAGAGAATGACTAAGTCGAACGATCAGCTGTTAGCGTTGGTTCAGATTATCTCGAAAGAGATTGAGAGTGCAAACACTGTCGATGCTAATGATATTTTTGCCAAAATAGCGGAGTAAAAATGTCATCGACCAAGGCTCTAATATACGGTAAGGCGGGTCTCAAGGACGGCCAGACACCCAATGTAGATGTCGAAAATTTAAAAAATGCGAACCTCTTTGAGCGGGGTCTAGTCATTGACACGATCAGTGACGTGTCGTTGAGGGATGAGGTGCCGTCGTCTCTTAGACAAGATCAAAAGGAGCGATTTCCCTTAGCACCAAGAAACTCGATTGTCTGTCGACTAATAACAACAGGTGATAATTTATCAACGGACGCTGACATTGTCTGCTATCCCTTTTTCTCTTCACACTTCGCGCTGCCTGTCAAATCGGGTGAGCAGGTGTGGATCTTTCGGACAAAAGCGCTCAGTGATGACAAGGGAGAAGTTACGTACTGGCTTTCTCGCGTGTCAGACATGCTGCCTTTGGAGGACGTTAACTTTACTCCCTTTACCAGATCAAGTCTTACGACCGGCTCTATGAAATCACAGCGCATTTTGGGATTTCCAAATGGTAATCCGGCCGCCGCCGGAGGCTCACTTATTAGCGGGGACGACAGTGCGCTTAAAAATGTTATCCAGGGTTCTGTTGAGAGATCGCAGTTCAAGCTTGAACCCATTCCTAGGCTGACAAAAAGACCGGGAGATTTGGTGATCCAGGGGTCAAATAACGCCCTGATCAGTCTGGGCACCGATCGAGGTTGGGATTTTAAAACTCGACCGGACAATCCGAAGAAGTCAAACTCGACTCCGAATCCAGAAAGTAGCCCACTCGAAACAAAATCGGGGGCCATTGACATTGTGGCGGGTCGAGGCAGATATTTCGACACTGACGAAAAAAAAATAAAGGCGACCAGAAAAAAGGACTCTAAGACCGTCAAAAACAGCACCCAGCCGCTCATTGCCAAGAACGCACTTGAGAAATTTGAGACAGATAAGAATCCGGCACAAGTTGAAAAGTTAGAGAACGAAAGGGATACAACTCTTAATTCTGATCACAACAGAAAGATGAATCCCGGGGAGGGTGATCCGGATTTTTTAGTCGACGCGTCGAGAATTTATATCGCGGAAAATACCAAGATTGATGTGAAGCTCGGTCTAGACCAAGTGATCCCAAAAGCTTTCTTCAAAGATTTTAAACCGCAGGAAGGACCGTCCATCGCGGTAAAGGCGGATCATGTTCGAATTGTTGCCAGAAAAAATAAGATTGAAAAGGTTAAGAACAAGGAGCCGGGAGACCCGAATTTTAAGGAGGTGAACGGCAGCATCAGGATTGTCAAGGAGGGCAACAACAAGGAGACACTGGCATCGATCATCATCGAACCGGACGGAACCATTCAGATTAGCGGCAGCAAGATTTTTCTGGGGCGGACACCGGACGACGGTGGTGCCGGCGGAGGTCCAGGAGATGGAAAGTCACAACCGTATGTCAAGTACAAGGATCTTGAGGACATCTGGAAGGATTTTATGAAAGAAATGTCGACATTTTGTGATAACATGACCGCTGCACCCACTCCGGGATTCGGATCGCCATCCCCAAAAATTGATGCAGCAGTTGCCGCTCTCAAAGTTGCCATCAGTGCAAAGCACAAGAAAGCCATCGAAAAGGTGCAATCAAAAAGAATTTTTGGAGAGTGATATGCCGCTTAGCGTTGCCAAATTCGGATTAGAAGTTGCCCTGTATTCCGCCTACCAAACCTCCCGCGATACCGGAATGAATGACGGTGCCGACAGCGACAAAATCATTATGGATCTCGCGGAGGATCTCGCGAACGCAATTCACGATTACATGGTGCAGGCAAAGGTCGACACGGATGTCGATTCTCCGTCCGGTCAACCCGATGTTGTTGGTGGAGTGACATCCGCCGGCGGTAAGGGGTTTGGAATCGCTACAAGTTTGATCTAGGTGAATACATGCCGCAGACACTCGCAGCATCTAAAATTTTACTGATGAATGAGCTGGAGGCAGCGTTTCGAAAGTCGAGAGATGACGGAATGCAGGATGGTGCCGACAGCGATGTAATCATCGAAACCCTCGCTGATGAGATGGGTACCGCCGTTCACAACTACATGAAAGAGGCGCTGGTTGTAACCACAGTCACAATAAATCCGGGCCAGATATCGACCCACCCTACGTTTGCTGTGGGCAACTACACTGCCCCGGGTCCGGGCACCGGTACCGGTGAAATTTCGTTTGAGGGCGGTAACGTGGACACTCTGAAGAAGGACTTCGAAACTGCCTACAAGAAGGCGAGAAATGAGGGCAAGATTGACAATGCAGATTCGATTCAAATTATTTTGACACTCAGCACGGATGTCAAGAACGCGACAGACAAGTTCGCGCTGACTGCTAAGGTAAATACCGATGTGGCTCTGACCGGCGGTGTTCCCATAATTGGATATGTGACACCTGTGGGTGCTCCGGTGCCTTCTGTGAGTTTACCCTGGAAAGGAACCGGAGAGGGTAAACTGTCTTAGTGTGTGTTTCGGGCACGACATGTGTAGCGATATAACTTTGCTTCCGTGATATTTAGTCGGGAGGTGAAAAGTGCCCCAAGTAAGAAAGGTCTACGACTTTAAGTCGGTGGGCCAGCTTCAGACCGCTTATGAGGATAATCTTGATGATGTTGCGATCAAGAATCCAATTGGAATTAGGACACCTATGTTGTTCGCTCCGACGGGAAATACAATGTTCAATATGTCCTATGATTTGGGCACACAGATTAGAGACAATCTTAGAAATTTAATTGCGACTAATCGTGGGGAACGGCTGATGTTGGGAGATTTCGGGGCGAACTTGTTGCCGCTGGCTATGGAGATGACCGCCGAGGACATCGACGGTGAGGCTGCAAGAAGAATTTCAGCAGCAGTGGACAAGTACATGCCCTTTATCACTCTCGAAACATTTGAGCCCAAAGTTGACAATTCAGAGGACGGCAATGTGATTAGAAGTGTGGTGAGAGTTACTTATTCGGTTTCAGATTTGAACCTGACAGATCAGGCTGTGGAAGCTGTCATCTTAGTAGGGGGATAAAATGGCATTCCAGGTTAAAAAGAAGATAAAAAAGGAAGAGAACAGATCATTTACGGCGAGAGACTTCGAGTCAATTAGATCACAGCTTCTCGATTCCGCACGCACTTACTTTCCTGACAAAATTCAGGATTTCTCGGAACCGTCTGTGGGAGGAATGTTTCTCGATTTTGTTGCAACTGTTGGAGATTCACTTAGTTTTTACCTCGATCACGCTTTTCGAGAGCTGGATCCTGCACGCGCTGTTGAACCTGGGAACATCATTACACACTTGAATAATGCGGGTGTAAATATTGTGGGGGCCGCGCCGGCTTCCGTTTCTCTGAATTTTCAGTTCACTGTGCCGTCACAGTCTGTTAACAATGTGTATCTACCCAAAAGATCGGCAATGCCTGTAGTATTGGCCGGTACACAGGTGTCGTCATTTTCGGGAATTCCTTTCACGACGGTCGATGATTTGGACTTTACTGAACAGGACGAGGATGGAAATTTTTTAGCCGATTTTGTGATATCAACAACTAGAGCCGACGGCATCCCCGCAACCTTTACTGTGACAAGATCGGTGGCTGCGGTGAGCGGGGAAGAGAAAACTGAGGAAATATCAGTGCCAAATGCTTTTGTCGCCTTTAGAGAGATAACTCTTGTGGAGAAGAACATTTCTGCAATACTCTCCGTATCAGATACCGAGCTTAATACCTACTACCCGGTCACCTCGCTTAGCGAGGACACGGTGATGCTCAAAACAAAAAATGCTGCCCCAGACAATGCCGCCGTGCCCTACTACGTCACTGTTATTGCTGCCCCCTATCGTTTTATCAAGAAATACGATCCAGTGACTCAGCTGGCCACATTGCGATTTGGATCGGGAAATGCGGACACTCTGGATGATGATATCGTTCCAGACCCCAGTGAGCTTGCGCTTAGTCTGTTCGGAAAGACAACTGTGGCGCGATTTAATATTGATCCACAGTCACTTTTGGAAACACAGACGCTGGGCATATCCCCCAAGGATACCACACTTTCGATTCGCTATCGTTTTGGAGGCGGTCTCAATCATAATGTTTCCGCTAATCAAGTGGAGCAGCTGGATAAACTTTCCCTGTCGTTTAGAAGAAGCCCTTCAGCGGCCGATGCGCTGTCTGTGCGACAGTCAATTCTGATGACCAACCCAGAGCCTGCCAGCGGAGGAGATTCTGCACCCACACTAGACGATTTGAAAACACGAATAACATCGGCGAGGAAGTCGCAGAGAAGAGTTGTGTCGCGTGAGGATCTGTTGGCTAGAATTTACACGCTACCCAGTGAATTTGGAAGAATCTATAGAGCAGCAGTGGTGGACAATCCTGTCAATCCAATGTCTGCCCTGCTTTATGTTGTGTCTAGGGATGATGAGGGGAGTTTGGCTGTCTCGCCCGACTCTCTCAAGAAAAACTTAAAAACATATTTGAACGAATTGCGCCTTGTGGGTGATGCAATAGATATTTTGGATACAAAGGTGATTAATTTTGCCGTGAAGTACAGCGTCTATGTGTCTGAGAACGCGGCCAAGACTCAAGTGATTCAAACAGTGAATTCGAGAATCGCGAGCACATTAGATAGAAAATTTTTCAACATCGATCAGCCCATAGTTGTGGACGATATCGTCAATGTGATCATCAATTCTAACTTCGTAATTTCGCTGGTAGATTTGCAAGTGTTTCCTCGTATCGGGCAGATCGAGGACAGAGAGTACAATACTGCTACATTTGATTTTAAGCAGAGCCAGACCAAGGGTCTGATTCAGCCCGACAGAGGCTCAATTTTTGAGTTGAAATACTCTGATTTTGATATTATAGGAACAGCAGTCTGAGGTTGAAATGATAATCGTTTGCTCTGCTAGCGCAGACACTTACATCACGGATAAAATTATCAATGAACAGACCAGGGTTCGGGATGCCAATGTTGGTCGCGCGTCTACCCTAGACCTTTTCAAACTTTATGATGAGACGAAGTCGGGCAGCCTCGGAAAACAGACGGAGCTCTCTCGTGCTTTGATTAATTTTGATTTGACTCCGATAACAGCTCTGACGGGCAGTATTCTCGATCTCAACAGTTCAAATTTCAAAGCGACGCTCGAACTCAAGGATATCATGACCGGTCATGCTGTTCCGAGAAATTTCACACTGTCGGTTTTTCCGCTGTCACAATCGTTCAACGAGGGCGTAGGGCGAGACACAGGAAAATTTAATGACGTTGATGTTTCTAACTTTATCACAGCATCCTACACGACTCAAAATAACCTGTGGTACGTGTCCGGCGCGAACCGGGGAGGCCTGCTCGACTCGGATGATATCGACTACATCGCATCGGGTAATCTGATCGATGGAAACGGTACTGTCTCATTTGAAAAGACGCAGACATTTACCGAGGGTACTGAGGATCTCGAGATAGACATAACGACACTTGTGTCTGCAACTGTGGCAAGTCAATTTCCCGACAAGGGCTTTAGATTGTCCTTTACGGGATCGGAAGAGACCGATACGAAATCTCGATTTGTGAAGAGATTTGCATCACGACATGTGTCCAACCCCCTTCTTCGACCACGAATTGTGGTAAGATTTGATGACTCAATTCAGGATCATCATGCGAATTTCTATTTTGACGCGAGCGGATCATTGTTTCTTAACAGCTACAATCGATCCGCCCTCGCCAATCTTGTTAGCGGATCTTCCCTGACAGAAATAAAAGGCAACAATTGCTTTGTTTTGAATCTCAATAAGGGTCTGTTCAACTTCTATGTGACAGGCAGCCAACACACCCAGGGCACTGATGGTCACATTGTGTCGGGTGTTTATTCGGCATCATTTGCGTTGGCATCAACTAATACCTCGTCGTATGCTACAACACGAAATATATCACAGCTTGTTGCTGAAAAGGGAGAGGTCACTTTTACAACTTTCTGGAAATCAATCGACGGCAAGGTGGCTTATCACACTGGCAGCGTAGTCATCAAAAGAGCGCAAAGAAGCGCCGGAGAATTCATCTCAAGAGAACCGCTAATCACGCTGACGAATGCAACCAGGGCATATCACAAGAATGACACTGTGCGTTTTAGAATATTCGGAAGAGACCTTATTGCCGAGAACAACCAACCTGTCAAGACGCCCTATAAGTTGAAGTCAGTAATTTATGACAAGGTGTATTACCAAGTCGTGGACAGGGTGACGGGGAAGATTATGCTGTCGTATGACGACGTCAACGACTCGACTCGTGTCTCGACGGATGCGGACGGAATGTTCTTTGATTTCAAGATGCAGGCACTGATGACCGGAAGGTCCTATGCTTTCGATTTCTATATTGTCGATAGAGGGGTGAGTTACCTGGTCAAAAATAGAGACGCGATTTTTGAAGTCAAGGATTAAGGAATGTCACGAGAGCCTAATACGCCAGCAGACAATCTGCTTTTCAAACCTGGCATTCTAAGAAATAAAAGGTCGGCCGCACCTGTCAGAAATATGACTCTGAACGATGCCGAGAACACGCAGACAATTCTGACAGGCTCGTTTAGATATGATTCCCCAGGCGCTCCGCTCAAAAGCACACAACAGCTTTTTGTCGACTGGTCGGATTTTGCGTCCCATACATTTTTCAATTCTGCGGAAGCAAAGACCCAAAAGGCTTTTGACAAGATCATAAATAGCTTGCCTTTTGACGGCACCAAAACTGAATTTTACAGCTTTGTTGACGGTCTTACGGGATATGAGAAGTATGTGCTTGATCAGTTCCCACAGCACATTGGTTATCTGGCTTTCAGCGGGTCCTCGTCGCCGTCGTCACCCGGAACCTATATCAGCATCAATGACTTCAAAGGTTCACACTCACCTAAGCTTTCAAAGAATCCAACCGGGGGGAGTGTTCTCGATCCAGGAACCAATCCTTTCACGTTCGAGTTCTATGTGAATTCTCCCAGCGGATCGAACAACGACAGTCAGGTCATCGCGCAGAAGCTGAATGGAAATGACGGAATCTCGCTCTTCCTCTCCTCCTCAGCAGACAAAGCAAGCCCGCTGGGTGTAGTGGATTATCTTGTGATGATAAGGTCTGGATCATTGACTCTCTCTGCCTCGATGGAACTGACAAAAGGTCAGTTTGAGCACTGTGCTACTGTTTTTGATCGATCGGCCGGGCCGGGTCAGATTCTGCTGTATCGCAACGGTATGAAGGTCGCGACCAGTGATTTCGGCGCGTTGGGACAGATTGATTTTAAGACGTCTCCAATGACGCTGGGAAGCGGATCCGCTCACGCCTTTGGCTACCATACTTTTACACCCCAGGAGACACTTTCGGGAGCGATGGACGAATTCAGAGTGTGGCACACCGGAAGAACACAGCAGGAGATCCAGCAACAGAGATTTCTTGATGTTTTTGCCCAGAAAAAGCTTAAACTTTTGTACAGATTCAACGAG